TGGACAACTCTTGGCTGTACGTCAAGTCTGTTAAGTTGCCCAATTTAGAGACCATAGCTGAAGCCTTTAAGCGTGATTCACGCCCATATTACTTACCAGGCTATGACAAACCCATGGAGACGGTTGATATAACCTTTCTCTATCCCATACCACAGACAGGCCAAGAATACCCACCAATCTATCACCTGCTCTACAAGTGGAGAGCCAGAGTTAGAGCTGGACGTGGCGCCATGTCTGGTGAAATGGCTGAGTACATCTCTGAGGCCAACAACTATGGAGCAGCACTGCCTTTTAGGTGGGATCTTCCCTTGAGATTCTTACGTGGTAACAGACCGCAAGAAACTCCCACAACCTTTGACGCTTCTTCAACAGTCTCTGCTTTGTCAACATCATCAGCCCACATAATGAAAAATGCCTGGCTATCAAGCCTAGGCATTTCTGAAGTCGACACTAGCAGCCAAGCAAAAGGCGTCGAGATCAGAACGTCATTCTACTGTGAAGACGTTTTACTCTCTACACCCGATGGCGTAAGGTACGTTCCTTAACTAGGAATTGGTGTGTGACCCAACTTGTGTGGGGCCTCTTCCTTCTGTTTGGCCTCAGTTGACTTACGAAGTGTCTCTAGCACCCGAAGACTGTCAGAAAGAGACGGACCAGAGGTACGAACCTTGGGCTTCTTCAATCCGCCAAGGCTTTCGGCAATTTGGATATGATCGTTGACGTTCTTCACATAGTATCTACACATGAATGGCCAGTCTCTCATATCTGAGGTTCATGCCATATTCTCAGTGGTTCCCGACAGATCCACCAGAGAGGAACTGATCATTCTGTGTCCTGAGCCCAACTGTGGTGACAAGACAGGAAACAGATCAATCAACGTCAAGTCAGGCAAGACAAACTGTTGGCGTTGCAATAAGGGTGGAGACTTTGTAAGATGGGCCAAATCTCTTGGTTACTCAATTGAAGATGGGGAAACTCAAGCTGTTGGTCTTGATACCCTTGAGAGTCTTTCAGACGAGGTTGACAGAGTTGAGAAATCTTACGTCCCATCTCTTATTGATGTAAAACTTCCAAGAGGCTTCATTGCCTTGAGAGATGAGCCTGACTCCGCCTACTATCGGCTTATAGCCAAGATGGCAAAACGTAAGAATCTCTCCGTTGAGATTTTTGCCGATGCTGGTGTTGGATTTACCAGAGATTCTGACCTCTGGGAACCCTATGCCATATTTCCAGTCTATGAATGGGACAGGGTTGTCTACTACCAGGGCCGTACATACGTTGACATACCAGGTGAATCCACAAAGAAATTTCCTTCAAAGAATGAGCTAAAGTTTGGCTCATCATGCTGGGTTTACAACCTAGACGAGGCACGTGAGAAACGTGCTACAACGGTAGTGGTTGTTGAATCCATACTGAATGTCATGTCACTGCGACAAGAGTTTCAACGTCGTGGTATAAAGGATGTTGTGCCCATAGCAGTCTTCAAACATTCCATATCAGCTATGCAAGAGCGTAAGATTATGGCCATACGCTCAATTAAGGAGGTATGCATAATGTATGATGCTGATGCCACGCAATCTGCATTCAAGGAGTCAAGGAAGTTCATGAATAGGTGCAGATTCTCTGTGGCACACATACCACAAACGCCTGAAGGCAAAACTCAAGACGCAAATGACAATGTGGAGTTTGCCGTAGACCAGTTTCTAAATCGCCAGTTCTATGACACAGCCGTCTCTCAACTAGAGATTGAACTACTTAAACTATGACCAAAATTCGACCAATTGGCGAGCGCATTGCCATTGTCAACACTGAAGTGGCTTACGAGGGCAAGATTGCTTTGCCTGAGAGTGCTCACAAGACTCACGTCCACGGCAAGTGCATTGCAGTGGGATCCGGCAAATACCCTGATGGCACCACCAAGGAGATGTATGCCAAGGAAGGTGAGGTCTACCTCTACCAGATTGATGGCTCTCAGCAGGTCAATGCGACCTTCAAGGTTGACAACCAGCCAGTGCTTCTTTTGCATCAGGCCGACATGATTTGTCGTCTGAATGACAAGGTTGTAAGTTTTGACACCATCGACATGATGGGCCACTGGCTGTTGGTTGAACCTTACTTCGAGAACAAGAGTGAGATCATCATCCCTGATTCGGCCAAGGAAACACAGCATGATCTACACCACTTCAAGCTAGCCAAGAAAGGCCCACAAGCCGATATCAGGGCTAATGTAGGAGACGAGATTTTCCCTGCTCGTGGACGTCTTACACCTCTGAACCTGGATGGCAAGATCTATTGCTTCATCCAGGACAACTTCATTTATGGTCACTTGGAGTCGTGAGTTTTACTCCAATAAGCATTTTCACCGATCGGTGAAAACTTCACTTTGAGTGAAGACAAAAAAACGGCCCGCATTTCTGCGGGCCGTTTTGCTGTGTGGAAATGGCTTAGTAGCCACCGCCACCGGACACACCACCGTAGCCATCGCTCGGAGGCTGAGTGCCGTTTGGAGCATCTGGAGGATTGCCCCAGTATTGGCCGATGACCGGATCGTTGAAGATCGGATCGTAGCCCCAACCACGCTTGCCAGCGTTGACGATGTCGACCTGAGCGCCGCGCAGATCGCCCTTGTTGCGGAATACGGTCGTTACGTTGGCCGTAACAGACTTAGCATTGCCGGAACTGTCAACACCAGAACCGAAGAAGCCGAACTTCTTAGCGAGGATGTTATAGCTCAGGGTCTTTACACCCTTAGGCTTGACTGTGACCGCCGAACCCACGTTAGTGAAACCACTCGCAGTAAGCGTGGAGGCAACCTTAGCTTGGAACCACAGATCGTAATCTGAGGTATTCTCGATGATAAGATCGAGATTGCCAAGGCGCTCGTTAGCATACTGCAGGTAGCCATTGCACTTCGTGGCGTCCGTCCCGAAACTAACTTGACTGACTTGATTCATGTTGTTTTGTGTTAAGGGTCCACTCAGACCCGTTAATGTGCAGCTTAAGTGCTATATTTCGGAATACGGTCCTCCGAAACAATTCAAGATCAATCGTATAAACTAATTAACCCATTAGTTCTTGACCAAAGGCCAACAAATCCTCCTCCATGACTTGAATGCCTTTCTTGTCTGGAGGGTTATTTTTAATGTAGGCCTTCATAAGGCTCTCCACATCAAATGTCACGTCCTTTTGGACTGTTTCAACATTTGCTTGACCTGGAGCTGACTCAATATAATCATAGACTGGAATAGCTCTATGGGACAGTGGGTGCCCATAGAATCTTTGAGCCTCTTCAAAAGATTTCAGCCTTACTTCAAATCGATCCTCTGACTCTTGTCTTACTGTGGCTTCGAACTGCTCCAAACTCTGCCGATGATACTGCGGCATCTTAGTGTTTACCAGTTCAGCTTTACCAGTCTCTGTATCGAGAACCATAACATACTTGGTCTCATTCAGCTCACCAAAATCTTGCTGAAAGGGCGAACCAACGTAGAAATGATTGGGTTTGAACTGCTGGTGTTTGTGGATGTGGCCTAGGAAGGCAGCATCAACTTGTGGAATGTCATCAGCCACCAGCCCATCTTGTAATGTCATGCCATGGGCCAAAGCGCCCTGGATTGAGAAGTGGCCAAGCAAGATAACCTTACGACGTGTGCCTGCAACTGTCCTGGCCTTCTGGACAGTCTGAATGATGGTCTTCTTCAGTTCCTCCTCATTGTCAATGTATGAGACACAGGCAAATACGGCCTCACAGCCAAAGTCAATCACACCATGAGACTTTATCACAGTAAAGATACCATCATACATGACACCAGGGTGGACCTCTGTGCTTCTAAGCCACTGCTCATGGTTGCCCATGAGCTTGATGTTTCGACCTTTGAAAGCTGACAGTGGCGTCAGCACTGAGTGGATCGTGGGAATAGGAATGGCTTGACGATCATCCGTGGTGTCTCCAAGATCAATGAGGCCATCACACTTATGCTTGTCATAGGTTTTCTTAAGAAACGCCATGAAGGTGTTGACACGCCACCTTTGAAGTGGCATGCTTGGGTCATTGAAACATCTCTCATGGCCATCAGCAGCCTGGAGATCGCCATAGATGAGGAATCGCATCAGATCAGGTCCAAAATGGCACTACGAATGGCCAAGCTATTGTCCTTGATAAATGGTCCCAGTGATGGAGCCCATTGTAGATCAAGCAACTTGCCCAACTCAGTGTAGTGCACTTTTCGCATTTCAGGGTGCTTGTCTGGCTCCTTGTTGACCATGGTATCCAGAGTCTTCACAGGCAGAGCCATCACAGTGATCACCCAGTGCCAGTTGTCTACAGCCGCGATATTTTCGTACACACCAATCATCTTGGCCTTGGTGTAGTCAGCTTCCAAGTTCAGTTCCTCTTGGAGTTCAACAGCAAACTGTTGGGCTAATGAAAAACCACACTCATGCAACCCAGATGGCAGTGACCAGCAGTTCTTAGCTGAGCGGACGTTTGGCCCACGATAGATCAAGGGGAAGTAACCCTCTGGATCAACTGCAAAGCCAGACACAGTTACATTGGGTACTGGCACGGCAGAATTACCATCTGTGCGCCATTTCCAGTTAGCTTTGATAGGTTCAATCACAAACTCAAGAACTGTACTTAAGTCGTGACAATTGATCGAATACTTCAATTTCTGATGGAGGACACAGAGGCCGAAAAGCTGGATGAGAAAGCCAAGGCTTATGTGGACCGCCTGCTTTTAAGGTTGATGACGTCACCAGCCTTGATGTCCTTTTTAGAGGCAACTCAGCTACTAAAAGAGGGCGATGACTACATAGTCGAACTGCTCTTCAGAAAAGTTCCTGAAGAGCAGGTCGATGTCATCAAGCAATTTATTGCTGAGCCAAACACATCTTTTGCTTTTGAGCAGAGAGGCCAGACTCATTTTGCCTTCAGAGTCAAACTAGCTCCAAAGGATCTTGTGGATGATTCCGGGCAGGGTCCAACAACTGGTGTTGGGGAGTGATATAGACTAGTCTCCCCATGAGAAAGTCTTTCACAATCTTACGGCACATATGGCCGCGTGACTTGACGCTGCGAATTGACAGGTCATCACGAACCTTGTCCAGAAGCTTACCATCATCACTTTCCAATCTGAAGGCGATGATGGCCTCTTTACCTGGCCGCTTGGCTTTGACTTTACCTTGTTCTGTCATGGTTAAGAGAACATACTCTACCCTAGTTTACAAGAAAATATGAAATTTAGCACCATAGGAACAGAGCTGCTGCGCAGGATGGGCTTCATTGGTTCGGGTGACCCTGTCAGCTCGATTATTCCTCGTGCAAATACGCCTTCGGCTAACCAGGAGCTAGTCGACGACTTCATGGACGCTAGCCGCGTGGCTAATCCAGATACCTGGATGAAGTACGCGACTATCATGAAGCGTCCCTCATCCATGGATCAAGTGCTTGATCTTTGGGAGGAAATGGGCACCTGGGACTTGATGGCTGCTGCTCTTACCGAGCTTGTTGAGGAAGCTACTCAACGTGATCCTATAAACCCAGGAACACTTTGGTTTGAGTGCAACGACGCCCAGTTTGAGGATGACCTCAATGAAATGCTAGATTTGATTGGCGTTGAGGACATTCTCAACTCTCAAGTCTGGTATCTAGCTGCTCTTGGAAACCATTATGAGAAGATTGAGTATGCCCAAGGTGAGGGCGTGCTAGGTCTTCACTTCATTCATCCAAAGCTTGTTCGTCGTTACTGGCTTGAAAAGAATCGCCAGTGTATTGGTTTCAAATGGTCTGACAGAAAACCTAGAGCCAGCGATATTTTCGTCGCTGCCGATGGTGTGACTGAGATTCCTCGTGCGGCCATTGCCAGTTCACAAGGACGAGCTGAGGATCTCTGGTATCCGTGGGACATACTTCACATGCGTCGTATGTTTCGCATGCGCTCGTCTGAGTATGGCGAAGCTATCTATGATGAAGCTCAAGGCATCTACAAGAAACTACGCATGGCCGTGGACCAGATGGTTGTCCACAGAGCCCAGGTTCAGCCTGATCGTTATGTAATCAACATCGACGTTCAGGAACAAGCCCCTGCTGACCAGATGCGTACAGTACAGCGGTGGAAGCAGATGCTTCGTTCAAAGCAATCATTTGGTGCTGGTGCCACAGACAACCTGGCGGCTCCCACTGATTTTAAGAGCTTCTACAACCCATGGGCCCTTGATTCTGTCTTGTGGGTGGCCATGCCCAAAGGTTTTCAACACACTATCTCGAAACTGGCCGGTACTGCAAATGTGCCAGACGTCTATGACATTGAGTTGTTGACTGATCTCTTCTACTCAATCCTTGGCATGCCCAAGAGCTGGTTTGGTATTGGTGAATCCGGCGGACAGAACGCTCCATCAGGCAAGTCTTTGCTGGCTCAAGACATTCGCTTCCTCCGTAAGGTTCGTTCGATTCGCAAGCCAATCCTATCACAGTACACCTGGTTGGGTAATTTCCACGCGATCCTTAAAGGCAAGACCAATCTAGACTCGTTGAACATTCAGGCCAAGATGGCTGACATCGGTGGCCTTGAGGACCAGATGAAGCTAGACTTGTTGTCAACACAGGCCGACATTCTTGGAAAGTTGGCTGACGTAATGGCCGCATACAACCTACCAAAGGAAGCCTGGATTGAGTTGATCTTCAAGCGCTATCTTCGTCTGCCTGACAATGTAGTCAATGTCTTTATGACTGCCTTGCCAGCCCCAGTCGAGGCTCCAGCCTTTGAATCTAAGGGAAAGGCCGATGACTTGAAGAGAATCTTCGAGACCATTCGTTCCAGACTTGATCCTGAAAAGACTCAGATCATGATGAAGATCAAGGCTGCTGTGGAATCATCTAGCATCGACAATCATGTGAAGAAGAAATATCGTGGAGTGCCAGATGTGCTGTCTCTTCCTCAAATCAGAGCAGGTGACAGCATCATTGTGGGTGACAGCGCTCGTATGGTTGCTGGCAATGACTTCAAAGTGGACAAGTCAGCTTTGACAGGACCAATGAGAACTCTTAATGAGAATCAGCAGAAGCCTGTGGTACAAAAGCTGGTGATCAATGAGTCCACAGAACCCAAGCCAAAGACTGAGGAGAAGTCGCAAGGACCAGCTCCAGTTTTCGAGTCTAATGAGACTGACAACACAGCTTGGCGCAAGTACACTCGACTCCATAAATGACAACATCGACAGCCCATACCTTAAAGGGTCAGACGGTCACTGTTTCTGTTACTCTAACAGAGACTGATCCAGCTCTTACGTATTTGGCTGGAACGATAGATTGGGGAGATGGCACAACGACAGCCATACCCAGATCACTTAAAGTCAGCAATGAGTACTCTAGCTCATACACTCACACGTATGTCAACAAGGGTTTCTACGTAATAAAGGTTTCTGGCAGGAATTACAAGTCACCTCAGCCACAAACAGACCTTAACATCATCTATTTGGATGTGGGTGCAGCACCCATAATCACTGTCAACAGAGGGTTTCTAAGAGGTCCAGTGTTGCCTGACAACTCCTCAGTGGGTGACTGGGTGTTAAATGGCGGATCAGATGTTCAAGTTATCATATCTGATTTAAGGAACCTCTTACTCACACAGAAGGGTGAGCGCCTCATGAATCCTGACTTTGGAACTCAAATAAACAAGTTGGTATTTGAGCCAGACACATCAGTTCTAGAGGCCCAAGTTCAACAGGAGGTTACTCAAGCAATTGCAAAGTTTGAACCCAGGGTCAACATTCTTTCGGTCTCAACTGAGAGGCTGCCCAATGACAGACAGGTCAATGTTGCAATCCAGTTTCAAGCACTAAATCAGTTTCTCACTCTTGGTCTCAACTACTCATGACCAAAAAGCCAAAGTCAATCACCAAGTCAAAGATTATTCGACGTTTAATGACGGATTGCGAGTTGTCGTACGTTGATGCCAATAAAGTCCATGACTGTCTTGTTAGTACTATCGAAGAGGCTGTGATCAATCTAAACAAGATAAGTCTGGGTCATGTGGGCTCAATTACTCCCAAAGTAATTAAAGGAAAGTCTGTTTCGATGAATTTCAAAAGATCCAAGAAAGGAGTTG